GATAGTGATGGCACTTGATTAATACGATAAACAACATCATCAACAATCATGTTTTTATCAACAGTAATCGCTTCTGGCGCTGTCTTTTGTGCCTCATGAACAATAGGTCTTAATGTAAACCTGTATTCATCTCCGACTTCTTCTATTCCAACCTTGCCTATTAAATCGCCCATTGATTTAATAACAGCACCACGGAAACCAAGATCGCTAGACTCATACTGTCCATTTGCAACATAAGCAAACGCTCTATCCTGTATTAAAGAAATAATTCTTTCGTCTTCTAAAATAGCGTCTTCCAAAGAAACGCCATACTTTGTTTCAAAGTTATTAATAATAGCTCTGTCAGTGTTAGACAAATCATCAGTCTTTTTTAACCCAAGCAATGATGTCGTGTAGAATACTCCAAATATAGAGCTAAAATCAGAGCTTCCTCTTATATTTTGGAATTGGTTAAGAAAATACTCTGTTCTGTCAGTATCTTTAGTCAACAATGCAGAAACATTTCTTTGTGCGTTTTGACCCTTGCTTTCATATATTGCACGGAAGTTAGCAAAGTCATAATGTTCAGCGTTCCAAAGAACACTCATATCAATGCCATTGCGCTCAAGATTTTGCACAAAAGTCCCATACTTGCCTGACTTCTTCATGGTACTAGCTAAAGTAGCTACAAATTGTTGGGATGCTTGATAAGCATTTTCATCTGTAACAAATGGCAAGTCATTAATAACTTTTCTAATTTGAGGATGAACCTGATTAGGATACTGAGCAGAATACTGAACAGCCGCTATCAAAGATTGCTCCCTGATATATGGATCATCACTCATAAGATCAATTGGAACGGCAACACCATCAACATCAATAACCTTCGGTGCGGCATGTTCATCCATTAATGATATTTGTGCTGAGGTAAGGGTTAAATTCTTTTTGGAATCACTCATAGCTTGAGCGAGATCTTGTCTTTTGCCATTCTGCGTATTGTAGTCATTGGCGTATTTGTTTCTCATTTCTGCCATGTTTTGATATGTAAAAGGCCCGTCTTCAGTAATAATGCCTTCCTCAAGATACCTTTCAAAAACAGCATCAATTTCTGCTGGAGGCGTTAAATAACCACCAACAGGGCCTAAGCTAAGAGTCATAAATGCTTTTGCCTTTGCCGCATTTTCCTTAGATTGATCCTTAAGAGTATCTGTGTTAAATTTGTTAAATTTATTAATAAAATCGTCATATTTTTTTGCGCCAATTTGACCATTGACATACATGGCACTTATTCTTGCGCCTTCTTCAAAGAAAGCACTGAGATTATCTGCTGGGGGATTATTGATAACAATCATTGATGTATCATATTGCTCATCATAAATTTTTTGTTGAGCTTCTCTTGCAGCTTTTGCTATTGCCTCACGGTTTTGCTCATCATTCAGCAAAACATTTTTTAAGGCATACTTATGACCTTCATTTAAGTTAGGGTCATCAAGAATATCTCTAATAGAAGGGTTGTCTATTTCTGGATCAGTAATCTGCATAAGATAACCGTTGTAAGAGTTTCCAGACAAATCATTAGCTTGTTGTTCTGAAACAAGGTTTTGTTTTGTTCTAAAGTTCCATACCTCATCCATAGCGACTTTAACAGCTTCAGCATCAACATTAGGATCTTGCTCAAAGTCAAGTTTAATGTCCGACATGGTTATCCATGCGCCTACAAGATCTTTAGATAACATTAAATCATCAACAATCTGTTGTGATGAACGAATAGCAATATTTGTATGGATAATCCTATCCTGTGCTTCTAATTGAGCATCTGTATAACCAAGACCTCTTAAAACATCTTTAGCCGCAATGATGTTGTTTTGGACTTCTCCAATCATGCGACCATTTTCTTCGTTTTGTTGATCAGTAACAAACAGCCTAGCAAGCTTGTCTGAATAGAGAGCAATAGATTCTAAAGCTGTTTTTTCTTGATCTGATCTCGCTTGTTGTATTTGTGCGGCTTTAGCACGGTTTTCTGCCTCAACAAAACTGCTTGTAATTGCTGGAAGAACAGAGTTTCTAACCTTGTCAGGCATATCGCCCAGGCCTTCAAGATATCCATCAAGAGACGCTCTAATCGCATTAGGATCTTTAGGATTGTTGCTTAAAGCAAGATTAGCCGCTTTATTTGAATCTAATTGAATAGCAAGAGCGTATGAAGAAATAGCGTTCTTTTCATAAGCCAACTGCAAATTTCTGGCATCATTGCTACCAAACCACTTGTCAGCAACCCCATAATTTAAGTTTGTTAGTGGAGCAAGATTGCCATCTTTGTCATAAGTGACACCAGAAGTTTTGCCGTCAATCTCAGCTTGCAATAACGCTTCGGTAAACTCACGCTTACGCATAGATGTACCAATAGACCCAATATTCTGCGCTGTATCTTGTATTGCTTTTGCAAAGTTTTTATAGCCACTCAAGTCTGGCATACCAACAGGAGTTACTCTGACGCTTGATTGCTCTGTCTTCTTAAACGCCATTATCCTATCTCCGATACACCAGTTTTAATATCATAAATGCCAGATGCTGTTTTGCTAAACGCACTCATCGTAGCACCTTTAGCCGCAAGCCTAGATCCTCTAGCAGACAATTCATAACGTCTAGCTGTACTAGCCCCCATAAGTCTAATACGATCTATGTCTCTATTAGCAATACTAATTTCATCACGCTCTAAAGCTAGTGTGCTACGAGATGTCCCAAGAGCAACACCTTGTGCGCTCATTGCTGTGCCAAGACTTGCTAACTGCATTCTTAAGTTTTTAAGTCTCTGGTTTTCTTGCTGGCTTGATTCAATAGCCGCTAGATCTTTTTGCTCTTGATAAGACTGCGCTTCTAGCTCATAAGCCTTCTTGGCTTGCATAGCTCCCATGAAGCCCAAGCCAACTGAAACCGCCTGTAATCCTACTGCCATACCCATTAGATTTCTACCTCAAGCATTAATCCATTTAAAGTTAATGGTAGGGGCTGATCTTGCGTTAATGTCACTGTTCCTTCATTGCCCCATCCCAACAAATATACTTCTTTGCGCTGAGTGACAGCAGATGGCTCTAATGAGAAATCATCTGTTACTCGTCTAATAAGCAAATTAGTACCTTTTGTTTTTACATCTAAAGTTTCGTTTAGATCAAGAACAACTCGCACAACTCTTCGCTTTTGACCCATACTAACGCCATTTGCTAACTGAAACTCAGGAGGCAGTGTCGTTAAAGTGGGCGTATAATTAACACCAATCTCAACATCAGTAACAGCATCAGTTAAGGTAAGATTACCGCTACCATCCGTAGTATAAGCACCAAGAGAATAGTTTCCTGACTTTACATAAACTTCTGTATTTGGAAGATGAGATACTGTCCAACTTGCTGTTGCACTACCACTTGTTTGCTTAGACGCACAATCCAAATGATAACTATTACTTAATAGCTCAAGTGATGTTAAAGTTGAACCATCAATAGTTCTCTCTGTCACAACATAAACATTTCGGTTGACAACAACAACGTTCTTATAACTGCCATTAGTAGAATACTCACCCCATCCCTGTAGCTTTTCTTTACGAATGCTAACAAATACAGGCATCTTTCCTTCGCTGTTTACTGTGTAAAGATAAGACTCTGCCTGGTCACTAGCTTCTCGCTGGGACACTAGGTTTGTAGGAGTTCCAATAAGATGTGGTGCTAATAACGTTAAAGCGTCAGCGTTGTATGCTTGGCTAATATCAGAAAACACAAACTCTCTAATTGCGCCTTTTGACTTTGTAAGGAAAACAATAGCACCGTCAAACTCGACAGGGGCGACATCACCACTGCCATAAGATGTTTGCTTTTTAATAGTGATGGTAGATGGTGTCAAAGGCCTTTCATCAACAGTAGGAACATACAGTTCTTGCTCTGATGTAAAGATTACTAAATGTCTTAATGATGCCATAGACTTAATCTCTGACACTTGGTTTTCAGCAATCTGAACCTGTATAGATTCATCATCTAAGCCAGTACCAACATCAAAGTTAAAAAACTGACCAACCTTAGAAAAGAATATATGATTAGGGAGATCTCTTGACCCACCAAATATCAATCTTTGATCATGGAAGATAACGCTTCGAGCATAACCTTTGCGGCTAGAAAATACCTGTTCTGCCCATGTATCTCTAGCTGTTGTGTTTGCAACCGCTTGACTAAAGTTTCCAACAATTTCAGTACCAGATGTGTATGCAGTCACTTCAATGTGAACAACCAAACCAGCACTATCTGTGTACTCGATATGTTCGCCAACCCAATCAGATGTAAATATAGATGAGCTTGCAGTAAATGTTTGAGATCCAGTGTTTGTGTTCTGTGGCTGTATAGTAACGTCAGCCGCTACAAACCGATAGAATGGTTCATAATGTGCTGTTCCATCATGATCAAAGTCATACTCAGATAAAGAAAATGTGCTTGCTGAAGTTCTTGTAAGCTTCTGCATTGGCATATCAGGATGAACAATAATCATTGTATCGCCAGACTGTGCAACAGAAAGCTTGCCAATCATAGCACTAGTCCATGGGCATGACGTTATAGTGTCGGCTATGGTATTTGGAGAAGAAACATCTACAACTTCAAGCTTGGCGTTACTGAATAACAGAATATACGCCTCGTTTTCATCATAAACATAAGGTTCTGTCTGAAAAGTAACATTGCTTAAGGTTTGAAGATATTCCATCCCAGGCCTACGTCTTACGCCGCCCTGGGAAAGTATACGATAGTTTCTGAGAGTCTTTAGACCATTTCTGTACGCATCAGAATCAACTCTTGAAGACAAGAGTGGGCTTAATTCTCCAGCAGTAAAATTTGAATAAAATGATCTAAGTAATGCCATTTATGACTCATGAAGTTGTGCCTTCTATTCTGTCGTAGATGCCATTACCCAATCTTACTCGGTGGTATCTGCTCAAGCGAAGGCCTTGCGTTGTGGCTTGCTGGCTATCTCTAGCCTTTGCTCTTCTAAACTGATTTTCTGCCAATGTCGTAAACTGCCCAGCTATATCAGACTTTCTTGTCACAGAAAGAGCTAAAATAGATGCCAATCTAAATATTACCCACATGGTAAAAGCTGGAGGCCAATATTGCGTTTCTGGCCTAAATATATAATTCAATACAACAACATCACTTTCTTGAGCATTAATATAAATATAACGCTCATAAATGTCATATTGCTGAGGCGCATCGTCTATTGTGACTGTCTGTATCTGTAAGACTTTTGGGCTTGTGGGCAAAGCATATGCCGCATCCCATCTATCAGCAGGAACATCAGTTAGTCTTGCAACTTGCTTTTGACCAGTTGCAAAGTTCCAATTGTGCTGTGCCAAACAATCAGCAACAACATCCTCAAAGATAGTGTTCATCACAAGAGCTTCATCAGTATTGTCTGTAAATGAAGTTAATGGCTCTAAACCAATTAGAACCATTGCTTTTTGTGCGACTTCAATATCTGTAGAGGGTGTAGTTGGCATTACTTACCGTAACCACCGCTAGATGGCTTCCCCATTGTCTTAGGTGACTTTGCTTGTTTAAGACATTTACCAGCCGCTCTGCATTTAGCTGGATGAGGACATGTAGAACATGTATTCATTTTGCGTTCCTTCCAAGAGTAACATTTTTTCCAAAGGTCACAACGCCATTGCGTAACTTCTTTGACTTAGAGTCAGAAGGGGCGACAGGCTTTGCCGCCACCTTCCGTTTTAGTGTTGGTCTAGCCATTAGTCAGAGTCAGTTCCTGACAGGCTTACCATATTCGCAACGTCAACGGTAGTTCCGTTATTAGCATTAACAACAAACATGCCGTATATAGGAGTGCCGCCAGTAGCTGTGTTAGCAAAAATGACATCGCCAATGTTCATTTCATTAGCGGCGGCATTAAAGTAACCAGCACCATCAACATCCGTATTTGCATCGGTAGTTGTGTAATGCCAAATGTGGAAACCATTACCACTGTAGTTTACGAGAGACAGATTGTCTTTATTAAAGGCCATAATACTATCTCCTTATTTCTTCAGTGAGCATTCAAAGCAACCATTTGCATCAATAAGAACAGCATTCATCTGCATCTTATTCAAAGCAAAATAGGCGTCTTTGTCGTTGTGATACTGCATGTTTGAAGAAACATCCGCACCAATTGCGTGACCCACTGAATCAGCGTGCCAAGCAAAGCACTTGCGGTTTGTCCCATCATCAGCAAGACCTGAGAATGGAAACCACATAAAGCCAAGCCAACGCTTTGCAGTCATAGCATTCTGGAAAGGAAGATCATTTTGACCAATGTACTCAGCACGAGAAAATTCGTCTAAGTCCATAAGCTGTGACCAGTTTTCCCAGCCTACGACAACATAACGGCGACCGTCATCAGGAATGTCATTGTTGCCAAATGATTCCATCAGACCAAATGCCCACGCAAGTGTAGCACCGTTGGTTGTTTCGTTTGCAGTAGATGAAGTTGTATCCATTGCATCGAGGATCAGTTCATCAGTCTTACGACCAAGCGCATAAGCACCTGACTGTTGTGCAACCAGCATTTCATCGTGGTTGATACGCAGTTGATCAAGATCATCAATCCACTCACCAGCAAAGTAATCTTCGAGAGTGACAGATACGTTAGTGTGTTCGAGATTCATCGGGGCAATATTGCCATGACGAGCCTTAGTGGTAGCAAAGCCTTTACCGATTTTTTGGAACGTAGTTTTGTTCTTAACGCCAGAAGCGGTACGAACAGTGTTCCGAAGCTTTGAACCCATGCGCTGATAAGCCATATGAACGCCAGATTCAAACTCCTCAATAAAGGAAGTGCTAATAGTTGGTGTAGCCATTACTAGCTCCTTAAAAGAAAGTTAAAACGAACGCCATAAGTAGTTTGTCCATCAGCGCACAGGCCATAAGGTTATCTGGCGAATCAGGGCTAATTATAAGCAAATAAAAAATAACACAATATTAGCGTGTTAAATATTCACAATACTATTGCCGTGTTAATTGCTCAAATCCTGCTCTTACTTTTGAGATAAAGGCAGGGTCTTTGTCCTTCCAGTATCTTGGATCTTGTTGCATCGCCATTAAGTCTTCTCTGCTAATACGCTCTTGGAATTGTGTTGGAGTTTCCATATTAAACTTAGGTTGACCGTTTAATTCCATAAGCTCTTCAAACAGTTGCACCATACTTGCTGATGCCTGTATGTTAGCAAAAGCACTATAAGCCTGATCGCTTAGATGTTTACTAGCCCATGAATCTACACGCTCAAGCCTACGCTCTGCGTACTCACCAAGGGCTTCTGACTCAGTATTCCAATCAGGGCCACGCTGTGCTTCCATAGCCGCCCATTCTGAAATAAGGCCATTAAACTCATCTTGTGATAAACCATATTCATGAGATTTACCCCTAAACCAATCTAACAGAGGATCGTTTTCATCCACTGTAAATTCCATACCTTCTGGAGCTTGAAGGTTGACTTCATAATCAGCAGGGCTAATTGGGGCACTAGACTTAGCTTCATTATTTAACTCTTCTACGATAGAGTTGCGAAGCTCTTCTTTCCTTGAATAAAAAGCTCTTTCAAGCTCTTTGTAACTATTCGCCAGTTCTTCTGGTCTTTCAAATTTCTCAGGTAGCCATTCTGGTCTTTCAGGTTGCTCCGACACGACTCCTTCTGCCTGAACCTGTTCGGTAGATGTTTCTTCTACCTGTTCACTGATTTCTTCATTCATTTAACAGTCCCACTTCCTAAGTGCTTTGTTGATACGGCTATCAGGGTCATTAGCCGTCTTTGCGCTTGTAAGCTTCTTTTTCATACCCATCATCCGCTTACAAAAAGATTTGCGTCTTGCTGCTGCTTTCGGGGACTTCTTAGCTTCCTTGGCTGACACAGGACGTTTAATATTTTTGCCTTGTTTACGCAATGATCTACGTCCAGCTTCAT